TTAGTCGGAACGCCTTTCAATTTCACGGAATATACTACAACGGACACTTATAAAATAAGACAATAATGGATTTAAGAGTACTAACATTTGCGGAAGCCAAGCAGCCTGAATTTAAAGAAAAGAAAGGCGAAGGGTACATTCAGTATGGCGATCGCAACGATTACCCGAATTACTTAGTTGAACTTTTTAATAAGTCAGCCAAGCACAACGCTATCATTAAAAGCAAGGTTCACTACATAACTGCGAATGGTTGGTCTGGAAGTGATGAGGCAAAGCCTTTTATTGATCAAGTCAATAGAATGGAAAGCCTTGAGGATCTTACAAGGAAGGTATCTTTGGATGCCGAATTATTTGGAGGTTATTATTTAGAGATTATATTTTCAGTTACAGGTCAGTTAAGCGAAATATGGCATTGTGATTACACAAAGATTCGTACTAATAAAGACAATACGCAATTTTGGTATAAAGAGGATTGGGCTGATAGGGCAGAAAAAGCGGTTGTTTACCCTGCTTTTAACCCTGCTAATCCATACGGCAAGCAGATCCTTTACATAAAAGAATACCGCCCAAATATGGGTTACTATTCATTGCCAGGTTACTTTGGTGCGCTTAATTACATAGAATCAGATATTGAAATATCCAAGCACGTTTTAGGTAATGCACAGACAGGGTTTTCTGCAAGTAAACTTATTACGTTACCTAATGGCGAGCCTTCGGATGACGAGAAGCGCAATATTGAAAAACGCTTTACAAATAGATTTAGCGGATCGGATGGTAAGAAGTTTATTTTAGCTTTCGTAAATGATAGCGCAAGAAAGCCTATCGTTGATGATCTTGGAACTTCTGATATTACAAAAGAGGACTTTGGACGAGTGGATTCTTTGATTCAAACTAATATATTTTCAGGGCATCAAATTACAACGCCATCAATCTTTGGTATTGCAGAAGCGGGTAAATTAGGCAGCCGTTCGGAAATGCGCGACGGATATGAAATCTTTAAAAATACTTACGTTAATAGTAAGCAGATGCACCTTGAAAGTGTATTTAATATGCTATTTAAGTACAGAGGTATTGAGGATGCAGAGTTACACATTATCCCAACGGAGCCGATAGGATTTGAGTTTACGGAAAACCTTTTAAAAGAGATTGCACCTAAAGAATGGTTGCTTGAAAAAGCCGGTATTGATATGACCAAATATCAGGCACCAGAGGAAGCGGTTACAGTTGTACAATCTGCGCAATTTAAGGACGATTTTAGCGTGTTTTTTGAGTTTGGCGAGGATAAGGGTACATATAATATTTGGAAGTCAAGAACGCGCTTTAATGATGATTCTGAATATCAGTTATTTGCAGAGGTAAACCAATTACAAGCCAATGTACTTGATTTAATGGCTAAGGATAAAAGAATAACGCCAGAAGTTTTGGCGACTACCTTAGATCAAAATGTTGATACTATCAATGAAGTGATTAAAAAATTGATTGTTGATGGGCTTATTGTACCAAAGCAATACACAATAGGTAAGGGGATTGATGAGAATGTGATTACAGAGCATACTTTGACAGAGCCATTAAAGAATATTTTAGAAAAAATTAAACCACAGACAACGGAGTTGCTGATTAGATATTCCTACGAATGGAAAGCGGGGTTTAGTAATTCGGATATAGGTACAAGTCGTCCTTTTTGTGTGGCTTTATTAGAAGCAAATAAGGTTTATAGCCGTAGCGAAATAGAGTTAATGAGTGCAAGATTAGGATATTCAGTATGGGATCGTAAAGGCGGTTGGTACACAAAGCCAGGTACTAATACCCACGAGCCAAGTTGCAGACATCAATGGGTTTCAAACATAGTAACAAGAAAAAAATAATGAGCAAGAATACTTTATTTATATCAGTTCAGTCGATTAAGGACAGAACAGGATTACACGCAAACGTAGATGAAAAATTAGTATTGCCTGAAATTAAGACGGCGCAAGATATGTATATTTTGCCTGCTTTAGGATCAGCACTTTACAATGAATTACAGACGGCGGTCGATACTAATACATACACAAATTTACAAACGACTTTATTGGATGATTACATTGTGGATACATTAATCTATTTTGTAATGTCTGAATTACCACAAGGATTGTCTTTTCAGTTTTATAACAAAGGGCTATTAAGAAAGACGGGCGAGAATCAGGAAAGCCTATCAATGCAAGATATGATTGACGTGGCTAACAGATATAAAGCAAGAGCAGAATTTTACAAGCAAAGATTAATTAAATACCTAAAACAAAACAATGCTTTGTATCCTAATTATTTAAACTTTGGTAGCGGCATTGATTCGATCAAGCCTGATAATGAAGGTTACACAGTTTCAATGTATTTAGGGGATGC